ATCGTTTGGTCATTCCTTATGCTGATTGGACAGGTCTTCCTGCTTTAACTCCTGGTACAGTTGGTACATATCCAGTTCCAATAATCCAGTATTTAGAGGAAGCATTTACTCGTGCAGTAGCTCCTATGGAAAAAGAGTTCAAGATTATGCCACTCGCTTATTGCGATGCTGCTAATAATCCAGCAGGACTCCACTACTATATGCTATACCGTGATGATGCTGAATCAGTACGTATGGATATTCCAGTACCATATACAACCACACAACCAAACTCATTGAACAACTTCTCGTTCGCTGACGTAGGTTATGGTCAGTACACAGGTACGAACGTTTATCGTAATCTCGAAGTCTTACGCTTCCAATACTAATTGGAAGCTAGGATTAAACCTAAACAAACAAAACTATGATAACTGAAGCCAATGCGACTCCCACCGTCGCTTCCGTGCCGGACGAAGGTCTCGTGCGCATTTACAACAAGAACAAATCTTCATTTGGTTCTTACACCCACGGTTCATATACCATAAAGGGCACCGACTTTGCGTCGGTCCCTAAATGGTTAGCGGACAAGTGGATTAAAATGTTTCCTCAACACATTGCTTTAGCATCAGACGTTGGTTCAGACGCTGCTGCTAATAATGCTAAGGCAGAGGAACAAAAAGCAAAAGTAGAAGAGCTTTCAAAGGAAAATCAAGAGCTTGCTGATAGAGTCAAAAATCTAGAGGCAATGCTTAAGAATATGCCGAAAGCTATTTCAAAAAATAAGGCTGCTTAATTGTGCCATTCACGATTCCAACTGTTAGTGATTTTAAATCGCAATTCTCCCGCGACTTTCCTTATGCAGTTCCTGCGTACGGAGCTTCTGGCATTGCTTCAATTAACATCTCTGGAGTCGTAACGTCAATTTCTCTTGGAGCAGGTGGGTTCGGTTACGCCACCGTACCTACAGTCATTGTGGGAGCTGCTCCAGGAGATCTTGGCACAGGCGCAACTGCTACTGCAAGTATTGCAGGCGGTCAGGTAACTGGATTTACCGTTACAAATGGTGGATCTAATTATGGACAACCTCCAATTATCACTATTACTGGTGGTGCTGGAGATCCATCTGATTTAAGCAAAGTAACAGACAATGATATTAGCGGAGCAATTTTTGATGCTCAGTTTAATATTAACCAAGCTCTATTTCCGACACAGCAGTTCTTTAGTCGGGCTTTCCTATATCTAGCAGCGCACCAGCTAGTGGAAAAGCTCTTGGCTGCTCAGGAGGGCATGGGCAGTCAATATAGTTGGCTGACTGTATCCAAAAGCATCGACTCCGTAACTGAAGGATTTCAAATCCCAGAACGGATAGCTCAGGACCCAATGCTCTCACATTTTAGTAAAACTAGATATGGTGCAATGTATCTACAGATAATCAGTCCTCAATTAATTGCCAACGTATTCGTAGCTTTTAGAGAGACGTTACCGTAGTAATTATTATGGAAGCTACGGTTACATTAAACACCGAAGAGCTTAAAGGTCTTACCAAGGCTTTAAAAGCTAAAAGTAAATTAGCCGTTAAAGTTGGAGTAATGGCTGAAAGCAATAATCGTACACCTGTATATCCTAAAGACAGGAAATTAACTAATTCACAGATAGCTTATAAGCATGAATTTGGAATAGGTGTACCAATGCGTTCAATCTTAAGAAAACCTATGATGACACTCATGGGATCAAGATTAAACAATGTATCTGAAACGACGTGGAAAGATAGTTTTGCCACATCTGGCATTTATGGAATGTTGGAAGTAGTAGGTCAAACGGCAGTAAAATTAGTGGATGATAATTTTAAATCTCAAGGTATACCAACAGGCTGGGTAGAATTATCAGAAGCTACTATAGCTAATAGAAAAAGATATAATCGTCCTTCTAGATTAATATTAATAGATTCTAAACAATTAGAGTCTTCATTTGGTTATGAGGTGGTTAAATGATTACACCTACACAAACATTTCCAACAAATCCTGGCCCTATTGTAGGAGCAGGAAAAATCAATTTAACTCATACTAATACTGCGCCTCAAGGTCGTTATACAGTAAGCGGATGGTCACAACCATTAACAATGCTTATCAATCGTGTAAGAGTACAAGATGGCGATGCAGTAACAGTATCTTATCAATTTAAAACACAGGGTTTTCTTACTGCTTCAGTAGGTCAAAAACTTAATTTCAAATTTGAAGGTGAACGTGCGTGGAGACATTCAAACCTTTATTGTGTAACAGATCCGCAAATGACACCTAATGACCAAGTAGTCATTGATAATGTCATTTATCGTGTAGTACATAAATGGAATTGGTCACGATTTGGTTATTTTAAATATCGACTGGTGGAGGACTACAATAGTGCAACCGAAACCTGAAATAATTAATTTATTGGTAAAACTGATACGTGATCAACTGCAACTTGATAACAATCATGTAGTTACATATAATCAACGTATACCTATACCTCCAGATGATACTATATTTGTAGCTGTAGGATTATTGGGAGATAAAATCTACGGTCATAGTATATCTTATCAAAACGGTTACATACCTTCTACTGTCGTAGGTGAACCAGAAACTGTAGTTTTAAATGAGGTTCAAACTCAAAATGTTCAGCAGATATATTCGATAGAAATTATGTCTAGGAACAATGATGCTAGAGCAAGAAGACAAGAAATATTGTTTGCTTTAAATTCAACAAGGGCTGAACAACTACAAGAAAAATATGGGTTCACAATCGGCAATTTACCAACCTCTTTTAACGATACTTCCTATGTCGAGGGAGCATCAAGACTTACACGTTATTCTATAACTTTTAATGTTTTAACAGCCTTCATTCGGACGGTACCAGTTGATTATTACGATCAATATTTGGGGCCGGAAGTAATCACAAATCCTTAATCGTATAAATCATGTCACTATCAATTAATAACTTCGTTAACTTCACCGTTGAACAACCTGGCTCAGGTGTTCCAGCGTACAACGTAAACTCGTTGGCTATTATTACGGCAGAATCACCATCTTCTTCCGGTCCTTCATATTCAAGTTTTGGTCACGGTGCAGTAGCATCGGTAACTGGTTCACTTTCTGGTGGTGCTATTCCATTAGGATTAAGTGCAATTACAATAAGCAGTGGTGGTTCTGGTTATACAAATATACCAACAGTATTTTTCGTAGGTGGTACACCAACCACAGGAAATACAATCACTCCTGCATCTGGTACAGCAGTTGTAAATTCTAGTGGTGTAGTAACTGGAATTAATGTTATTAATGGTGGTGCTAATTATGCTACTGTTCCAACAATTATTATTGGTAGTACCTACAGAGTTTATACTGATCCAATTCAAGTAGGTCTTGATTTCGGTACAGGTTCAGAAACTTATGCAATGGCTCAAGAAGTATTTAGCCAATCACCAAACATTCTTTCTGGTGGTGGTCAGTTGGTAATTTATCCAATGACAAGTGCTGATACGCTTTCAACAGCTATCTTTGCAATCACTCAATTAATTTACACAGGTGGTATTTGCTGGTGTGCATATAATCCTAACGTTTCTGAAATCGTAGCTGCTTCTAATGAAGTACAATCATTAACGCCAAAGACACTATTATTTGCTCCAACAAATAATAAATCAGATCTTTATTCTAGTGGTTCACCACAGGGTATGTGCTATCAAGTATTTGCTGCAGGCAATCAGCAAACACGTACACTTCTTTATACAGTAAGTGCCCAAGCTGCTCGTTTATTTGCTGCTGCTTATGCTTCACGTTTATTGTCCACAAACTTCAATGGAAGTAACACGACAATTACAATGAACTTTAAGCAATTAACAGGTATTCAACCTGGTAGTAGCTTAGTAGCTGATAGCGGTATTGATTCTACAACTTATGTACAATGCCAAGTGGTTGGAACTGATTTCTATACCTCAATTCAAGGTATTCCAGAAACTATTTCAACTGGTGCAAATGGTTATGCTGATAATGTATTCAACATGACTTGGTTGCTCAATACATTACAAACAACTACATTTAACTTCTTAGCTCAAACACCTACTAAGATTCCACAAACAGAATCTGGTATGACTGCATTAAAAGGAGCTATGACAAATGTTCTTAATCAGGCAGTAGCTAATGGATTCCTTGCTCCTGGTCAATGGACTGCAACAACCTTTGGTAATCCTGTGGATCTAATCCGCAATATTGCTGACTTTGGTTATTACATCTATTCGCAACCTGTATCTCAACAATTACAAGCACAACGTCAAAACCGAGTCGCTCCATTAGTTCAAATTGGTGTTAAGTTTGCTGGAGCTATTCAGAGCGTTAATGGAATCATCTTTATCAACCCTTAATTCTTAAATAGTCATGGCTGACATATCACTCAACGGTAACGACACAATTCTGTTAAACGGTACATTACTCACAGATTTCGCAGATGGCGATGTAGGTTCACTTACATTTCCTAACGAAACGGCTCAATTTAAACCAGGTAAGAATGGCAATACTCTTATTGCTTTTAGTGCCCTTGGTCAGTTGACGGAATGTACGCTACGCCTAATACGTGGTAGCAATAACGATTCTTATATTAATTCATTCCAGCGTTTGTTCTTTCAAGATCCACCATCATTTCCTCTATTAACTTTACAGTTAGTAAAGCGTGTTGGTGATGGTCAAGGCAACGTAACAAACGATACTTATCTTTTAACAGGTGGTGTACCAACAAGTATTCCAGAAGTTAAGAGTAACGTAGAAGGCGAAACTGAACAAGGTGTAACAATCTGGAAGTTCAAGTTTGCTGCTGGCACACGTCAAATCGGTTAATTAAATTACAATGAAAGATATTCCCCTATCTAGCGGTGCTGTTCTAGGATTCCAGTTAGCTGGATTCTCCGACAGTATGAAATTGTTTAATGCAGTCTTTAAAGAACTCGTTGGAGTTCCTATAGGCCAACCTGGTGCTGCTTTTGATTTAAGCACACTGTTTCAACTAGAAGCATCCCAGCTTAAAGATATAGTAATTAAAGTTGGGACATCCGAACACGTACAAGAAGCTATATGGAAGTGTATGATGTCATGCACTTTCAAAGGAATTAAAGATTTTACTGCTACAAGAATAGCAGCAAATACCTTTGATTCTGAAGACAATCGTCCAGATTTCCTTCTCGTAGCTTGGGAGGTGGCTACATTGAACTTAGCCCCTTTTTTCAAAAACCTCGCATCGCTGTCATCAATCCAAAAAGGGATTCCAAGTGGCAACGGGCAAAAGTCCGAGATGAGCTAAGTCCAGAGGTTCGGATAGCTTTACAGTTAAACTTAAAGGGAGTAGGTACTTTGCAAGAAATCTTGCAGATGCCTACTGATTTGGTCTTAGACGCATGGTACTTTCATATCTGTCAGGCCGAAAGCACTGAAACCGAATACGAACTTAATAAGGAAAATAAGAAATGAGCCAGATTGCAGACTTCTTTGTAAAATTAGGATTTAAAGTAGATAATCCTGAAGCGCTTAATGCTGTAACTAAGCAATTACAACAGGCTGCAAAAGCAGCTAAAGATTTAGGTTCATCTTTAGGTGATGTACAAAAGAAACTTACCTCATTAGCTAATATTGAGATAAAGAAACCAGAAGTATTAGAAAATAAAGAAGTAGAAGCTGGTAAGCAAAAAGATAGTCACGTACAAAGATATAAGTACGAAAAAGAATTAAGAGATAAAGATTTTAGAGAAAAAGAAAAGCAAGCTAAAGCAGAAGAAGATTTTCGTAAACGTATGCAAAAAGCATACGATAAAGAAGAGGCTGCTAAGAAAAAAGCTTACGAACAAAATGTAAAATCTTTTAATAAGATAAATCAGGGAAAAACTGATGTTAATGATTTAGCTATAGCATTTAGCGAATTAGGAATTGAAGCTTTATCTGCTGGAGCAGTAATAGCAGGTGCAGTAATAGCATTAGATAAGATTTCAAGTTCCACAATTAGCACTGGAAACAATCTTAAGAATTTTAGTTTAAGCACAGGTTTATCTACGGATACTCTACAAAGCTGGCAGTTAGAAGCAATTAAAGTTGGTAGTAGTGCAGATGAAATGGCTGCTACTATTGCAAGACTACAACAGATAATGACTGATGTAGCTACTAATCGTGCGTCAAATCCTTGGTTTTCACAATTAGGTATAGATCCTAGGGAAGACGTATACACTGCTTTTAATAAAATAAGTAAAGCATTAAGACAATCTTCTGGCATAAATGCACCGATTGCATTTAAAGCTGCGCAAGGTTTAGGTATACAAGACCCTAATATTTATGCTGCAATACGAGCAGGAAAATTTAATCCTTCTGAGCAAGAAAGTGCTGCTCGTTATACAGACGAAGAAATAAACAAATTAAAAGAAATTAATAGCATTTGGGGTGATATTAATTTACAAGCAAAATTATTAAGCACAACTATTGGAAAAGATTTGGTAGTGCCACTTACTAACTTTGCAAATGTTGTAGATAAAATATTAAAAGGCATAAACGAATTATATCCTATATTTAAGTCGTCTGTTAAAATTGGCATGGGACTAGATTTTTCTGAATTAAATAAATTACCTAATCCAGATACTTTATTTACTATACCTGCTAGCTATCCTAAATTAGCACAAGCACAACAACAGCTAATTAATTTAACTGTAAATCAAACAAATCATGGTGGCGATGGTAAAGCTGCTGGTGAAAAGTTTATTGATGTAGTAAAAACATTCTGGAATACAGAGTTAGCTGGTTTAGCTGCACAATCTAGTTTAGCTTCATCACAATACTAATATGGCAACAAACGTAGTACCTACAGATTCTTCTAACGTTTTTGCACAAGAAACAAAAACTGCTGCAGCATTAACTAATTTTAATACTGTTTATGTATATCCATCTCCGTTACCTAGTGGCATTGGTGGTTTAACTTTTGATATACGTGGTCAAGAGCGAGCAGAATTAAAGTCTGAAATTACAGATCATTATTTAGAAGATAATACTGCAATACATGATCAAATTTCATTATCTCCAGAAAAAGTAACTCTTAAAGGTTCTACAGGCGATTTAGTTTATAATTTACCTGTAATCACCAATGCTCCTACGCAAATAGTTAATCCATTGCCTTTAAATGGACCATTACAACCAGTTTTTACGCAGGGTTCTTATCAAGCACAAGCTGGTTCACAAAGTAGCATAGTATCGTATAGCTCTGCTAAAAGTAATAGTGTTTATTCATATTATTTAGGACACAGTTCTGTAGCTAATAATCCTGGTAATAAACAAGCATTAATATTTGGATATT